AGTTGTTCCGTGGTGTTGATGGTGTTCAGGTAGGTAATCAATTTGTTGAGCTCACCCAGGTCATAATCGGAGAACTTAACCATGAGGTTTAGGTACTCCGCTGTCGGGGCCTGAGGCCAACTGGCGCTCGATTCGCGCATCTTGACACCTTCTTCGGTGCCCCAGTACGGGAGATCCTCCAAAGCTATGGGGAGTTTCTCGAGCTTCTTCCGCTTGTACCTACCTTCGGCTCTCAGACGCGCTATCGCCACCCGCTCTACCGCTCCCGACCAAGCGGCGATGAGTGGGTTGTTTGGGTCAAGTGCGCGGAGCCCACGAGCCTTGGAAATCATGGCGTACTCCAGAGGCAAACTCTTTGAAGAGAACGTCAGGTGCAGTTTCCGCAGCTGCCGGTTTGGGTCTTGGATGCTGCATGTCTCTTGGCCGGATAGCGTAGCCCACAGGAACGGAAACAACCGCCCTAGGAATCCAACTGCCGAATCATCGCCCTTGTGGTGCACCACCACTTTGATTTTCAGGCCGAGTTGGTCGCACATCCGTTGCAGCGCTCGCGGATTGGTTGTCATCACAGCGTCGTCTCCAGCGTATACGCCCGCGTCTGCGTATGCTGAGTGCTTGCTATGCCTGTGCGGTGGCAGGCGCTTAGCAGCCATATCGATCACTGCGTTCGTTAAGGTGTTCTTTAACGTTGTCATCGGCGTTCCAGAGAGGGTCGAGAACCCGGCCTCATACTTCTTGCCGTGAGAAGTGTAAGACTTCGCTTCGCACTCAGAGTCTATGAGTTTTGCCGCCTCCGCATAGTCTTCCACTGACAAAACGGCGGCAAAGAAGCGCTTGAGGATGTTTTCGACCATCCACTCGGAGTAGTGCCCATCGAAACGCGAATAGTCCAGCTCAACGAGCATGTCGCTGGACAACGCGATGTAAGCTAACCGCTCTGCGATTTGCTGAGGCGACTTCCCCGGTGCGTAGAAAGGCAGTTTCTTGACAGCTTCACTGATTGCTAGAGTGTAGCGTCCAAACCGCAATTGGTGCAGCGTTGGCAGCGGCGAGATGTTGCGAGGGTCGTTCATGTCGTTGACCCCTTCAGGTTTCAGGAAGCTGGTGAACCCGACTTTCCCGATCCTGCGCTCTGAGTACCACACCTGGAACGGCTTGTTCCTGCCCTTCTGACGTTTGCCCTTTTGAGATTTTATGACGTCTTCCACAGTCTTTGGTTGGATAGGGCTCCCTCCTCCCAAAGTCTTGCTCGCTAATTCGTCCACCGCCTCGTGCACGGCCTTGATAACGCGTGTGTCAGTTGGTACTGCGTTGTTCAAGCAATCGGTGACCCTCCCTTGGATGCTTTGGTCTTCGTTGGTCTCGCACAACGTTGGCACATCGGTGGGGTTGTCAACTATCGGCTCGTGCAGGCGTCTGTGCGCTGCCTTCAGTTCCTGATCGGGCTGTTGGTCCCAGTTGCACACGTAGTCTTCACGGAAGACCAGCCCCGACCAGGCTCGGTACTCCGTGACCTTATAGTGAAGATCGAGCGACTCCTTGATGAAGTTAGTGACAATGGCCGCCTCGTAGATGCTGTCAAGCTTCTTGTGGCCCAATGACGAGAACAAATTCTGGACGCCTGCGAGATAGGCATCCTTCATAGTCCTCATCCGCTCTCTCGTCACATAAAAGTCCTCCGCAGGGAGGTAGACTGAGTGGCACTCGCCAACTCGCGCGATGTTGATGTAGTCCTTCCGCTTAGTGCAGTCTGATGGTGTTTTGGGTGGTTCACTGCGGTCTTCCTTGGCGCTTTTGGGCGCTGGCATGCAACGGGTGTATTCTCCGTAGTCTGCCAGCTCCATGACCGCGAACCCTCCCATTGTGAAGTTCGGCCTCCGCAGTGTGTGTTCTTTGCTGATGTGCGTGTCGAGAGACCCGTCCCAGCGATTGCGGAAAATACGCGACATGTAGCCGTACTTCAAGACTGCACCCCTCACTGGTGTTCCTTCCTTCCCTACTTGCACCATAGGCGTTAGCATGATGAATTGGTGCATATCGTCCCCGGCGTCATACTTAGTGACACGGAACTGCACTTGACCCCAGGAGTAGTTGAATACGAGCTTGTCGTTGGGCCAAAGCCATAATGGGTGTTCCATGGCATCAGCTCCGTCGTACTCTACTCGGATGTTTCCTTCCTTGGTCATGCAGTATCGGCCATTAGTCGTCTTGCCGGCGACGAACTTCGGGGCTATCGCGTAGATGAGGGCGGGGTTTCCTCGCTTCAGCAGGCGCCTGATTTCGTCGTAGCCGAGGTGATGGTCGATGTCTACCAATAGGAACATGTGCTCGAAAGTCTTCTCACTGTTCCGCGGCTCAAACTCCAGGTCCGTCACCTTGCGAAAGGTGTGTTCCATGTCGTCTGTTCGCGGGACGCACTGGGGTGGATTAATCCAGTAAGGCTTCATCTTGCACTCCGTTAGGCAGAAGTTCCTCATTGCTTCGACCGCTGCTGAGCGTAATGCGGCTGCATCCGCATGGGGATTGCGTGTCCAGGTAGGCTTGCTGAGCGTCTTACGAAAACAGACCTTGAATTCGTCTCTGAACAGCTTCCTTGTGTCAGCCCTGAAGTCACGCTGTTTCAACCGTGCTTGCGTCTGACACTGGCGAGCGCGGCGTTGGGTTTGATGAAAACGGCGGGAGAATGTAGCTTGGAGAGGCATCTCCTTTCAGAACCACTTAAGGGAGATACCG